ACTCCCGAATGGGAACAAATCGCAGCTCATTTACTTGATTTTGAAAGCGATAAAGTTTTAGAGGGAGATTTCAGTAAGATGGATGTTCGGTTAAGTGGACAAATGATTAGATCTGCTGGTTCTTGTATGATTCACGTAGCTTCTTTGCTAGGATATGATGTGGAATCGATCCGAGCAATGGAAGCGTTTATCTGTGATGCAGCTTTATCCTTTTGGATGTTTAACGGACTTTTGTTTTCTGTTGATGGTTGGAATACGTCCGGTAATGTTCTAACTATCTTATTTAACGGTATTTCGAACAGCTTGTTACATCGGCTGTGTTATATCAATCATTGGAGGACAATGTACTTAAAACCTCCGGATCCTTTCAGGAATCATGTTCATTTTGGTTCTGTAGGAGATGACTCTTTGGGTTCCACCATGTTACACTGGTTTAATATGGAGCTGTTGAAGAGTTATTTTGATGGGATTAATATGAAGTACACAACAGCGAACAAAACGGATGAAATTGTTCCATTCATTAAGGCTGAGGATGCTACTTTTTGTAAACGTCGCTTTAGATACGAACCTAGAGTGCGCCAACGAGTAGCGCCCTTAGCTATTGATTCCGTGTATAAGAGTCTTCATTGTCTTCATAAGCCAATGCTAGATGATATTTCGATTACTTGCCAAAATGTTGACGGTGCTTTGCGAGAGCTAGCCCGACACGATGAGGAAACATTTAATTTTCATAGAAGTATCATTCTAGAAGCTTGTGAAAAGCTAGGTATTTTGCATATGGTAAAGCATGCTACCTGGCAGTATCACGATTGGTGGGTTGAGTTTTGTAAGTTGTACTACAACAGACCAATGGCTTCAATTGAAGAAGAAGAAAGCTCGCTTGATTACTCTGTGAGTACTGATGAATGTATTCCAGAGTGTTTGCTCGATGAGGATTACGAGCGCGGATGTTTATTCCCGCAGCAAAATTCCTCCAAGACCCATTTGGTTACCAATGAGAAAATTGTCAACTTTCGCAGATGGCTCTGGGTCTTGTTATTGACGCTTTTTGCTCTGTCGATTGATCTCTCGGCAGGGTTAATTAAATTTAAGATCAGTAAATTAATGCAAGAACAAAAGAACGGCGACCAAGCCCAAACCCTGGACTTTGGTGACGCCCAACGAACTTGGGTTTCCGGAATGGAAACAGGAATGGATCCTTCGATGTCACTAGCTCAAACTAATGACACGAATGACCAATTTTTCGAAAGACCTGTAAGAATCGCTACCTACGATTGGACTCCAGGCGTCAATTTGGACGTCAAATTCAATCCTTGGCGGCTATTCTTTGAAGATCCTCGAGTGGTTAACAGGCTCGCACATTTTAGGAATTTAAAGTGCGAGTTGGTGGTGAAATTTCAAATCAACGGAAACCCATTTTATTTCGGGAGGTTAATAGCTTCTTACGTTCCACTTTTTAATTCAGACACGTCAACTAAGTTTGACCAGCCTGCAGATTTAGTGGAAGCCTCCCAACGACCCCATGTATATTTAAATCCTACAGAGTCAGAAGGAGGGGATATTGTATGTCCCTTCATTTGGCCCAAGAATGCCATAAAGATTCCAACTTCTGAGTGGTGGAAGATGGGAATGATGATATTGGGAACTATGAACGGTTTGCAACACGCTAATGAATCCACTGATCCATTAACAGTGAATGTTTATGCGTATGCACGTAATGTGGAATTGGATACTCCAACTTCACAAGTTCCAGATACAATTGTTCCTCAGGGAGATGAATATACAGGAGTGTTGTCAGCCCCTGCCCATACTTTGGCGAATTGGGCAGGAAAGCTTGCCGATGCTCCAATTATTGGTAAGTATGCTAGAGCTACGCAGCTGGTTGCCTCAGCTGTAGGAGGTGTAGCTCAACTATTTGGTTTTTCTCGGCCACGGCAAGTTGATGAGAGTAATGTTGCTATAGTTCGTTTCACTGGGAGCTTAGCATCTACAAATGTTGGAGACACGTGTCAGACGTTGGCTTTAGATAGTAAAAAGGAGATTACTATTGATCCATCGGTGACAGGTGCCGGACCAGAGGATCCAATGGCTTTTGTTCCATTAGCTATGAGAGAGAGTTATCTTACTACTTTTGATTGGAATGGAACTAGTCCGGAGGATTCGTGTATATTCTCATGTCGGGTTAGACCTATGTTAGGATCAGTCGATACAAATACGGATTATGTTCATATTATTCCTGCAGCTTGGGTTGCTGCCCCTTTTCAGTATTGGACAGGAAGTATGTTGTATCGTATTCAAGTAGTGTGTAGCAAATTTCATAGAGGAAGACTGAGAGTAGTTTGGGATCCTGATGATTATGATGGAGCGAAACAAACTGTCTATAATATGAATTATAGTTCGATAGTTGACATTACTGAAACTACAGATTTATGTTTTAAGATTGGATGGGGACAAGAGAAGTCATATATGCGAGTTGGTGATGTAGGTACTATAGTTCCTGGATGTTTTTCAGATGGATTATTAACAGGTACTGATGCGTTTTCCAATGGTACATTGAGCGTTTTTGTAGTCAACCGAATTACTTCTCCATCTGTTACAGAGCCTACCATTAAAGTGAACGTTTTCGCCAGCGCATGTGATGATTTTGAGGTGGCTTGTCCAACAAAACATTCTTCTGTAGATAATTTCACTCCGGTGAATAATTTACCAGTTTTAGTCCCTCAGAATAATCCTGATCCTCCAGATCCGCCTAATCCTCCGGCATCGCCAGTAGAATCCTTAACAGCACAACCAGTTGGACTATTATGGAAAGAAAATCCTACTTATGATAGTTTAGATGCTACAGTACAAAGTAATGGAGGAAAATGGGGCCTAATCGTTCCGGCTACTGGTGTAAGTCAACTTGAACTTTTGGCATATGGTGGACCTGGCGGGTCTACTCAGGATATTTCCTTCGTTTGGATAAATAATGGATCCGGTGCTGTAGATGTAGAAATGACAATTAATGGAGTATCAGCTGTTTCAGCTCTTGCTCCAAATATTGGAGCTTCTACTACTACTACTGTTCCGAACGTTTCTCTTGCAGAAGGTAGGAACTACATACAGGTAACCACCAATATTTCAGGTACTATTCGGCCTACTATTCAATCTGTTACAACTTCTGTGGAAGTGGGTATGATTGTAACTAGATACGCTCCGGCTGATATTTATGATCCTGCGACTGCTTCTCTCATTAATACAGGAGGTTCTGATGAGAAAGTGGAAGGAAATATTGGAGTAAATCAAGTGATAGTGGCTCCTAGTGATGTTGTTGATGGTAGTCGTGCAACTCTAAATATGTGGGATGGAGGCACATTGAATGGAGTCACATACGATAATACGACAGGTTCCGTTGCAAATTCTACGGGTTTCAGACCTTTATGGGGACCAATGAATGGAGGTACGACAACCTTAACAGTTTCGCCAGCACAACAGGTTTTACCTTCGTTCCAAGCTAGATTTCAACATGCTTTCTTTTTACGGAAGCCTGTAGTGCCACAAGGGGATATCGTCCCCCAGTCAGATGAGGACATTGGTGCTGAAGGAGTTAATCCTTCAGCCAATGCTCCTGTCTGCGAAGACGATGCACCCATTCAGATGGGCCCAGAAGTGCTAGGTGTGGGTCCTATGAACTCTGTATTTTTCGGAGAACAGGTTTCTTCGATTAGACAGGTTCTGAAACGCTATTGTTGCAGTAATAATGTTTTTG